AGGCAAAACAGTGAAATTGTCCGTCGGATTTTCTAATGCCAGCAGACGGCCTGCGCTCTTGCCCATTTCCATGATACGGGCATTGAACCATAATATCATCACCGGAGTCTTTCAGCTTGCTTAATAATGGTACCTTGTTAAGAGCAAGTTGTGACTTTAACTCGATCAAAATATCATATAAATCTGCATTAAATTGTAAATCATTGATTATCAAAAGATGTCCTCCTTGGATTCCTTCTTATCCGCCTTACGTTTGCTTCTATTATCTTCGCCCCACGGCTGTTTAGGCTCATCAGAAGTGGGTATATACTCAAAATTACCAAAATTAGGATCCCATCCATATATTATTTTCTTTCCGACAATGCCGTTCCTCTGCTTCATTACCTTGATAATTATATTGCCGTCAGCATTCTGCTTGAGGGCTAATACTTTTGAAGCATTAAAACTAAGGCCGTCGCCGCCCCTTACATTCTCGAGCTCCGGCACGTCGTCGTTATCCTTATCAGTTACCCCACCTCGGTTAGCCTGCACTACACCTAATACTGGGATCTTTAACTCATTTGATAGAGCCATTAGATCCTCACCTATATTAGTAAGCGCCTTCGCCTCATTATCTCCCCTCTTTGCCCTCTCATCTGTAAGATAAGTAATACCATCGATTGCTATAGCTTTGAGATCGTTTTGCTTTATCCAATTTTTAAGCTTCGTCACAGTAACGACATGATCAAAATCTGCCGGAGTCGTTACAATAAACTTGCAGTTGTTTTTTGACAGCTCATTTATATAATCCTCATATTCTTCATCTTTGATGGAATCCTTTCCCCAAATAAGGGCGGAATTATCAAAATGATAATTAATGGTATCAAATCTATAACCTATACTGCTGGCGCTCATCTCCGGACTGAAATAACCTACGTTATTACCCTGCTTCCATATATTCTCAATTACAACTTCAAGAACATATGACTTGCCCATGTTTGTGCGAGCATAGATTAAAATAAATTCTTCTACCCTCTGTATACCATGTATTATTGCGTCAAGCTCTGGAAAGCCGCTGGCGAAAAACCATTTATTTTGATCGTGTTTCCTCTCCAAAAATTCTTCATAGCGCTTTGTCGCAAGACCTATAATATCCACGCCTTTCTCGCCATAACTGGGCTGTAATTCAGCTGTCATGTGTAGCATGTATTCTACTGCTGCGTTGGCATCGTCCTTCAGCAATTCGGCAATCTTCTGCACTACCGGCACTGATTTATAATACAGATGTTCTTCTCGAATTGTATTTACAAGATATTGATCTGATTCTTTTACCTCGACAAGATTAAGATCCGGAAACTTAGCAAGAAAAGTTGCCTCGTCCGGAGTATTACCATATTGTTTAAAATGATCGACAATAAAATTTCTTTCACTCTCGTATCCTACAAAATAATCCTCGGTCAGCTCATTATTTTCTATTATGCTGATATTACCTTCTGCAAGGCATTTACAAAGGATCTGCAATGCTACCATTATCTCATGTCCTTTCCCTTTAACTCTATTATCTCACTTGTATAATAAATCCTGCTTGCTAACCGGCTTCCAATGAGATCAGTTAAAGTCTCAACATCTGTTTGGTTTGATGTAAAAACATTTGCCTTCTCGGCAAGAACCCTGTGATCAATAATACTATAGAGCTGCGTTAAATCATAGGCAGAAATGCCGCTGATTGCAACATCGTCCCATATAACCAAATCAACTTCTTTTAATTGATTGATATATTTCTGAGATACTGGATTGTTAAAATCCTTCAGCTTTAATAATAACTCTGTAGTTGATACAAACATACCTTTTAGGTTGTCATAATTCCCTGCAGCGGTATGATGAAAATATGAATGTAACAGTTTTATTGCCCAGCTAGTCTTTCCATTACCTGTATAGTTACTGCAAATAAATAAATTCTTGCCTCCTGCTACAAATTCAACAATATTCTTTTTTATGTCAGCGAGCCTGTGAAATGCGTCCTTATCGCAGAGATTATTTTTATTAAGGTCCAAGGTTATAACCCGCTGCTTTGCTTTAGGTAATCCGCTGTGTTCCATCTGCCAATTCATTTGTAAAAAAGTAAGACATTTATCGCATGTATCATGGCAAATGTTTATATACCAGCATTCAGAATTTCTCATAGACTTCGCCTTTCTCCTTATCTGCTCGAGGTGCTAAACTTAGATGCTCTGTATCCTTCGCAACACTCTTTAATCTCTTTTTGCCACCATACTTACCTTCAAGGATATTTACAAATTTATCCTCCCTCAGTAAGAAATCAAGATCGGCTTTCCAGCCTCTATCATTATCCCCCGTTAAGAAGGAAGACTCGTTTGCGATCTTAAAGCACTCGACTACTTCTTCTTCGGCATGCTTCTTTAAAATGTTTTGTATTGCTTTTCTTCTTTTATCTGTTAAAGCCCTGACCTTGGGAAGATTAAAACAAAATTCATGATAATCTTTCAAAAGAGTCTCCACCTGATTATCTTTATCTTTAGATAAAGATTCTTTTTCTTTATTATTATTTTTATTATTTCTTGGCTGCACTTTTTTAATATCTAGATGTGAAAATTTTTCATTACTAGTTATTAAAATTTTAATAACTGGCTCAAGATCTAATTTAAAGTATTTTCTAGCCGGTACGCCCTTTAGACAAGTGCTTAAAATCCCAGCATTTTCAAGGGATTTTATAGCTTGCCTTTGTTCATGGGCAGTCAAGCCGGTGTTTTCCTCAATGTTTTCAATAGTACTGAAAAACATGCCTTCCACCAGCTTATTTTCTTTCTCCCAGTACTTATATTCCGAACAAAGTTCCCCCAGCAATACGGCTTCATTCATTCCAAACGCTTTGATTATAGTCTTGTTAACGATGATATAATTGTCACTTGCAAGATATGTTACTAAATCAGATTGCATTAAAATCCTCCCAAAACCAAACAGAAAGACTTGTACAAAAAGTGATGCGGCACCATTTGTACAAGTCTAATAGTTGACTTGAATCATATAAGGCTCTCAGCTGAGTTCCGCATAACTCAAGCCAACCTGTTTGTCTACTATATTATACTATGACCTGCTTAAAAAGTAAACTACTTTCTTTTTTGATTCCTTTCTTTATACATGTCAACAATGTCCGCCACCTGCTGATCACATTCATTGTTAACGGTATCCCACAGAAGCTGTCGTTCTTTGTCCATGTTGACGCCTTCAATCTGTGGAATCATTCTTTCTTCGCTGGCCTCTACGGTGTAGAAGTTATCGCCTATCTTGATGCTGGCTCTACTGCTGAATTTGATCGATACCGGAACCGCCTTTGATTCGTATTCTGATTTTTTCTTTGTTGCCATTACTTCCTCCAAGATTTAATTGTAACAATAACTACCATAATAATGATGATGAGCAGGGGGAGCCATATAGGAGTGAGTACCCACAGCCAGCTCCACTCGATTACGCCTACAAGCTTCAATACAATGAAAGCAAGCTGTAATAATCCTAAAAACCCGACTCCGCCTTCCTTTGTGCCTTTATTATTTGACATAATAATCATTCTCCTTCCGTTTTTACTTTAGTCACTCTGAGGGTTTCTCGCCAGGTGACTTCCTTGCAGGCTTCGATCTCAAGAAGTACGTCCTGAGGGATTTTACCTTCATAAATCAGGCTCTCCAGGGCATCAAAATCAATGCACTCTTTTGTACGTACAATATTGATATTGTTCTTCTTAGCAACCTCAATGAGCTGATCCTCGTTCATAGTAGAAACATCGCTTATTGTAAGGCTGCATTTCCAACCATCTACAACATGACCTCCATCATTGAGATAGTTGAGTTGAATCATGTCAAGCTTAATCCTGTTATTAAGATCCGAAACCTCTTTCTTAAGAGCGTTACATTGGGCATTCTTATCCCCATAAACTGGAATAAGACTGAATAAATGGTCCATCGTTTGATCTTCACTTGGTTTCTTCACTTCTTCTGCTTTTCTTGCTCTTGCCATCTGTACCTTTACCTCCATATTTTCCCATTTTTCCACCACGTCCTGACTTGATATTAGTTTTAAACTCCACCAGCTTCCAAATATCATTTTCTGTCCATACCCTGACTCTGCCGGTACCTCTGCGATTGGATACTAAAGAATAGTCGGGAAGTTTTTTAGCTAATTCTGAATCAGGATTATTTTGTTTAAACTTGTACCAGCGAGCAATCGTTTGAACGCTGACTCCCAGCGTTACCGCTACTTCACAAATTGTCCTCATTCTCAATTCCTCCATATATTTTGAATCATATCACCTTCTTTCAGTTTTGAGAGTTTAACCTAATAAGAAATCTACGAGTTCGCTCTTGTTTTGATTTACTACAATACCATCAACTAATGCATCTGCCATTGCTCCTTTCTTCTGTACTAATTCATGAATTCTGCAATCAATTGTATCTTTACACATAAGTGTATAGATTGTAAGGTTACTTTTTTGACCGATTCTGTGACATCTATCTACCGCCTGCTCCTTCAAAGCCATGTTCCAAGGCTCATCCATGAAGATTTCGATTGTGCCAGCAGTAAGTGTAAGCCCTGTACCCATCGCACCAATCGTTCCAATAATAACAGGATTATTATCTCTTGTTTGAAACATTTCAACATATGATTGTCTATCAGCGTCTTTAGTATCTCCGGTAATAACTAAAGGAGCCCAACCCATATCTAATATTCTGTCGTGTATTGCATCTGTCATTTGTGTCCAGTTGCTGAATATAACTACCTTGTTATTATTTTCAATTGCTTCTGCTACTAATTCTTCCATTCTATCAAGCTTTGCTGATTCCTGTATTTTGCTGGAAAGAATGCCGGTATAACCAGTAGCCTGTCTCATCCTAATGAGTTCTGCAAGAGGATTAGGAGCTGACTTGATCATATCAATACTTTCTTTAACCTCGCAGCTGACCTCATCATAAACCTTCTTCTGAGCGGGAGTCATCTCTACATACTCATCAATATAAGTCTTTTCCGGCAGATCCAAAACTTCTCCTTTTCTCCTGCGCAACATGATCTCATTTAACTGTTCCTGAAGAACATCTAAATGCTTATAACCTACTACCTGATATCCGCCATAGCCTCCAAATACACCGTAGTGATGCTGAAACTGATAAAATCCATGCTTTTCATATCCAAGCCACTTCAGAATAATATACAAATCAAAAGGCTCATTCATGAGGGGCGTTCCGGTCATAGCTATCATGGTATCTGCCTTCAATCTTAACAGCTGTTCTCCCTGCTCACATTCAGGATTCTTAGCCTTGTGACATTCATCAAAGGCGATCATATCAATACCCAGCTCAACCAGCTTGTCTGTAATAGGATAACTATAAACCTTTACCTGCTGACCTTTTTTATTCTTGCGATATTCCCCTGTCCACTCCTTATAG